TAATTTTTGTGCCATACTTTGTTCGTTTGCTTTGTCCTTGTCTTGTTTTCTTTTTACCATTTCTTCTTACAAAAGTAATATTATTCTTTTTTGGCATTATATTAATCTATCCACTTGCCATGATTCCATAAATGCCAACATCTATGACTAAATATTTGCCAACCCAATTTAAAGTAACTATCAGATATATATTCTCCTGCATTACATTTGTAAATAAATAATTTATTATTTTTTGACATTATTTTTTATATACCTTTTCTGCCCCTGCAATTCCAAATGAACCAAGTGTAACCCAAACAAATGAATTATAAATATTATCGTTAATTATAATTTCTTGTCCTAATAAACCTGTTACTAAATCTACAATTCCAAATACACACATTAATGCAAAAGAAATAAATCCAATTATTGCTTTTTCATTGTACTCGTTTTCATCTTTAAAAATTGACCACATTATTTTTTTCTCCCATATACTTGTTTCTGTGATTTAGGTGGATTCTTTTTTCTACCACCTGGACTCCATAAAAATTTATCTGCCCAATATGCAGCAGACATTTTACCTCTTGCTATATTTCTTTTATGTCTTGCTTTAAATGCTCGTCTTGCACCAGCAGAATAATTATGACCCATACCTTTAGCACCAAATCTAATCAACTTTAATTGATGTCCTGATTCTGACAATACCATAGCTTTCTTGGTTTTATGACTTGGTGTCATCTTAGGTCTATTAACTGCTTTTAACCCATATCGTTTTAATAATTTTTTCTTTCGTTCAATATGTGACATTATTTTCCAACTGTTCTCATAGCAATAGTATGAGATTGTGAAAATGATTTTCCTTTTCTCATTTCTGTTGCCATTTTTCTTAAATGTGCTTTTGTGTGATGCACTTTATGAGTGTTCATTTGTCTTTTTTGAGTAGCATTAAGTCCTTTTAAACTTATTCCTTTTAAATTTTTAGCCATTATTTTCTACGACCTTTTTTCTTTTTCCCTTTATGATATGGCATTGTTATCTCCTTTTCATTTGTATAGATTGCATTCCACCACCTGATGTGTGGTCTAATCCTGATACTTCTACTTCCCATTCATCACTAATTGTATAAACCCCAGTAGAGAATCGTACATATACTCCATGACCAATATGTTGTAGTCCACCATCAATGATTTGTCCACTTTGTACAAGACTTACTTTTAATCCAGCATCACTTCCAACATAAGAATCAAACTTTACTCCTGATGCACTCCCTGCTGCAAAAGTTCCTGCTGTACTAATGATTACTTTTATTCTGTCAAATGACACTTGTGGAAAGCCGAAAGTATCTACTATTGCACCAGTTGTACTTGCATTGATAGATACTTCTTTTACGATTTTATCTCTACCATCTTCGTCTTGGTCTATGGATATAACACCTTTTCTAATTAAATCTAATAATCCATTAGATTCAATAGGATTGTAAGCGATGTCTTGCAACTCTTCACCTCGTTCTCTATCATAAGGCATAATTGCTAAACTTGCTGATAGCAAAGCAGTTGACCTAACAATGACTTCAGGAAAGTCCCTACCTAAACTATCCCCAGTTCCTACACCTTTGTTCTTGTATATTGGTTTATTAATATACGACCTCACAAAGTCGGAACTTCTTGCAATAAACTCATCAAAGAGTGTTTTATTGTCCCTACCAGCAGTAACTGCTTCATCAAAGTTGGGATTATTTGTGCTTGTTGGTCTGTAATACACTACATCGGCATCTTCATCAAAGTAATATTTGCCATCTGCATCGATACTTGCTACATCACTTACTGATGTTAGTTCAATGTCGTTTGCATATAATTGAGTGAATTTCCCAACACTACCTGCTTTGTAGATAGTTGCATTCCCACTACCACTATGACTTACCCAGTTAGAGATAGTTCGTTTCCTGTCATAATCAAATACAAAAGGTGCTACCAGTTGTATATCTTCTATTGTGCAATATTTTTCAAGATATGTACTCATTGCTTAATTCTCCTATTAGTTGAGGAACTTCTAAACTATCAATTAAACGATGTAATTCAGGTAGGTAAAACTCTTTTTCTCTATCCGATATTGTTTTTGCTTGTAGCATAGCAGATAGCTCTTTCATTCGTTTAATTGTTTCGGCTAAATCCATTAGTCCCCCTTAATTATTTTATTGTTCCAAGTTGTCATTCCATTATGTATGTCTAAGGTAATTAGGTTAAACCAACCATCATTAAAGAAATCTATGATTCCTACATTATGTGTCCAGTTTACCTTTCTACCTTTTAAAAAATCCTTTTTCAACTTACATAAGCACCCCATACTTTGTGCTATATGTACACCTGATATATGTTGCATTACACTTCGTTGGCAATCGTGAGTATGTCCATAAATCACATTACAACCTAAATTCTGTACTGTTGTTCTTGCATGATTGACACTTGAATAATGCCCACCATGATAAGCATATAGTTTGCTATTTTCTACTTTAAACAACTCACCATAAGGATACCATTTGTATCCCCTTTCTTTAATCTTAAATAGATGTTCAGGTTTATATCCATCTAAGTATGGGTTTTCATCTACAAAGGCATTATACCAATTATCGTGATTACCCATTGCCAAATACTTCTTTTTACACCCTACTTTTTTGAGTGCATTGTCAATTCTGTCTAAATGATAATTGACTTCATCTGCTTCTTTATCAATCAAGGGGAGTTGATATTCTAATGGTGGTCTTTTTCTTCTTGACCATCTCCAATGAGATACATACTCCCCTTCTGCAAAATCACCTAAGTTGATAAATACATCAGGTTTTACTTTTTCAATTACCTTTAATGCACAGCTAAATGCCTTTTCATCATGTAATGGGAAGTGCATATCCCCAAAGATGATGCCTGTACTCTTGATTTCTTTCATGTAGTTGTTGCCCTTTTATACCACCCAAAGTAAAATCGTTCTTGGTCAGGTTCTTCGGATACTAATCTACCATAGAATAAGCAACGATATGCTTGTAATCGTCTTTTTGATATTCTCCCTGCATTTTCTATGGTTATTTTTCCGATAACTCCATCTTCTTCAATTTTATTCATCTTTCTACTATTGATGGCTTGTTGTAGTATTTTAACAGCTTGTCTTTGTCCCATATTGACACACATATCGAAATAGGTGGCTTTTAAGTCATTAGGTAAATTATCTGCTTTACTTGGTTTCCAATAATTGTTGTAATAGATATTAATTGCATCACTTTTGGTAAGATTCTTAATATCTAAATCAGGATACCATCGTTTAGCAATACCAAACTTAGTTTCACCACCTTTATCGTAAGGGTCATTTACATAACCCCCTTCATGTTCTAATACCTTGTCAATAATTTGTTCAAAGGTAATCATGCTGACTTCTTCACTTTTTCGAACGAACGCATTCCCCCAAGACCGAGCATACCCAAAAGTATTGTCGTGAGAGTTGTCATATCGAATACTGGTAAATCCACTTGATAGCCAAATGAATGTAACAGAAAAAGTAAGAAGGGTTGTAGTACGAAGTGATAACATAGTGCTACTCCACAAGTCCAACCAACAAAAGGACGCCAACCTGCAACAAATAAGCTATTGCTATTGGCTTCAACTTTATTAACCTCAATTTGAGCTTTGTTAATCTCTTGTATGAGTTGTGCTTTTTCTGCTTTGTCAAGTGTAAAGTCATCAATCTTATCTGCTACTTTATCTATGATTCCTGCTACTACATTTAATTTAGGCATCTTTTTCTTCTTTCTTATCATCTTTTTTATCAAAAGATTCTGTTAGCATTTTAGCAAAAGCACCTTCGGCTACATTTTCTCTATCCATTTCAAAAGCCAAAGATGATTTTCTCTTTCTACAATTTTCTATGTGTTCTACCAAGATTTTCTGTTCTTGTGATAGTTCATCATAGTTGTAGTCTTTATCGTTTATATTTACTTTTCTTTCTTCACTCATTTTCATAACCCTCGTTTGTTATTAATAAAATTTTATGTGTGTGTTCCACCAATACATTCACTCATTCTAAATGGTGCAGTTTCTATATCATCATCATATAGATTAACTGAACCTGCTGTAGACTGTAATGGATTATTACTTCCACCGATTAAATCAAAAGTTGATGCTTTTCCACCTGCTGCAGCAAAAGTATGTCCTGTGCCATCACACAATCCTTTTAAAGATATGTTAGTTGTTTCTTGTACACCAGTTGCTTCACCAATAGCACTACCTGCTGCAAACATTCCAAAATTAGTATTTCCTACTGCTGGTAATGCCATAATTAACCTTTAATCTTTTTATATTCAGCGATGTCTGCTTTAAGTTCAGTAACTCTTGCTTCAGCATTTACTAAATCTGCTTCTGCTTGTGAAATTGCTTCATCTAGTGATTTTGTTTCAGTCCAATCTACTACTGAAACATCTTTACCTGCTTCATCTTTCATTGAACGAAGATGCTTAATTTCTACCATTTTAGGTGAATCAACTTGTACTTGTTCTTGTACTTTTTCTGCGATTACTTTAGCCATTTAATTGTTCCTTTAATTTGTTTATTTGTTGTTGTTGTTCTTGAACTGCTTTTATTAATACAGCAGTTAACTTTTCATAATCCATTGTTTTAATTTTGTCATCAAACCATTCATTTTCTTTTACAATTTCAGGGATTACTTGCTCTACCTCTTGTGCAATGAATCCTATATCATGTCTATTATCTTTTTTCCAATCATATTGCTTTGGATTTAGTTTCATAATAGTATCTAAACCATACTCAATATCTTTAACATTTTCTTTTAGCTTTTGGTCTGATGGTGTTGAAGAAAATGCTACTACATCATTTATTACATGTAATGCTCCTGTGTTTATAAGTCGCATTCTTTCGGCAGTTGTTCCACTACTTCTTGTATCAAATCTTAAATATCCATTTGAAGCATCTACTCTTTTACCATAAATAGCACCTAATGCTTGTCCTGTATTCCAACCACTTGTTGTTGATTGCCAAAATATTCCTTGCCCAGAATCAGCAGAAGTTGAATTAGCAGTAAGAAATAAATCTCCTGACATTAAATGTAGCTTTGTTGCAGGTGTTGTAGTTCCTATTCCGACATTACCTGATGAGTTTATGTGCATTACATCAGAATTATTTATTCTAAAATATATAGGTTGTCCTGATGCAGCATTTAAGTATGTAGCACCATTATTTTGTTGTAGTAAAGCATAGCCACCACTTGTAGCACTATCTCTATGTTGAAACGAAGCATAATCACTATGAGAGTTGTAACCTACTCTTGCTCTACCTATTAAAGCAAATTCATCTGCATCTCCACCTACATCTAACAAAGCACCAGGTGAAGTAGTTCCTATACCGACATTGCCTGATGTATTTATTGACATTCTTTCATTACCATTAGTAACAAATCCTAAATATCCAGTAGCACCATCTGAACCTCTATAATATCTTATAGTAGAATTTTCAGTAGTATTATAAAACAATCCTGCTTTAAATGTAACTGCATTAGTGCTTGAACTTCCATCATTATAAATTCTGTATTTAAAAGCAGGTTCAGTTGAATTTTCTGCTTCAAAAATATAATTATCTTGTGCTATAGATAGTTTTAAATCTCCTGCGACTTGTAGTTTACTTGAAGGTGTTGAAGTTCCTATACCAATTTTTCCATCTCCAGTAATACCCATATAATCACCAACACCTACTTCTCCAAAAGAAATCATGTGTGCATTTGTAGCATCAAAACTACTACCAAACTGGATATATCCCATATTACTTGTATCTACTCTTCTTCTAATTCTTTCTCTTGTAGAAGTCCAAGTGCTTCCATCTGATACTCTTTCAGATGAAAATATTAACTGATTTGCATTAGCAGAATCGGTTTCTAATTTTAATAAATCAATACTATTTCCTGAAGTAGTTCCAAGAGTAAATGAACTTGAATTATCTCCAACATGAAAAGTAGCATCAGGTGAAGTATTTCCTATTCCAACTAATCCAGCATTATCTATAGTCATTCTTGTAGTAGCATTTGTTCTAATTTGTAAATCGTGATTAGATGACATTCCTAAAACACCATAACTATTATTTGCATTTAATACATAAAATTCAGAAGTTCCTCTTGTGATTTTTAAAGAATCTCCACTAAAATTTGAACCATCAATTTGCAATCCAAAACTTGGTGATGTAGTTCCTATGCCGACATTACCTGATGAGTTAATTCTCATGGCTTCAGAATTATTATCAGTTGAAAAAATTAAAGAGTGACCAGTATTTGCAGTCATAAGTTTTAAAGAATTACCATGATAGCTATATTGAAGTCCTGCACCAAAAGCATCATTTGCACTACCAAAAATTACTGCACCAGTATCTGTACTACCTTCTCCTGATAAAATACTAATACCTGACCTGCTTGAATTTTCTACTACTAATTCATCAGCATCTCCATCAGGTGCTACACTTGCATCTCCATTATAAATGTGGACTTTACCTTCAGGTGAGTTAGTTCCTATACCGACCTTATCTGTACCACCATCTATAAATAAAGTATTTGTGCTTCCAGTAGTACCAAATCTTGTATTAATATCTGCTTGTGCATTGTTAAATTGAATATTACCAGCACTATTAAATTTTATTTTTTCTGTTGTTCCTTGTCTAATGAAAAAAGCAGTTCCACCTGAATCTATAAAATCATTAGTTCCATTGTGATAGAGTTCTAACTCATTATTTGCTCCAATTCTTAATTTTCCACTATCGGACAATAAATCTAAATTGCTACTCGCATCAAAAGTAAGATTGGCTTCTGCATCTAATTCTGTTGTAGTAGAACCTACTGTTACTAATTCATTTTCAGTAGCATTGTTAAGTGCAGTAATTGCTCCTGTCGTAGTATAACCATAACTTAAAATCTTATCTTGTATTGCAGCAGAAGTCATTAAAGAAGTATCATTATCTGCAAAGGATTCACTTCCTGTTTGGATTGCACTAATACTTACACTATCTAATTTTAAGGTTGTAATATGTGTTTTTGAATCTCCAGCATCTACTTTAAATACTACATTACCACTACTATCTTTTGCTCTAAAATCTAAATCATTGCCACCATTATTGTGCATTGTGTATGCACCAAATAAATTAAAATGTGCTACACTATTTCTTATAATATTAAGATTGTGAGCTGTTACTGTTCCTACAGTTCCATTAGTATCGCTTGATGCTACTCTTGTAGTAATGGTGTTTGTAGTATCAGTTATGTTTAATTGTGGTGTAGAAGCATCACTAAAATCTATATCTCCAGTAAAAGTTGGACTTGCTAAGGTTTTATTTGTTAGTGTTTGAGAACTTGTTAGTTGTACAATATCACTATTAGTAATAGATGCTATCTTTGTAGCAGTATCTGCATTACCTTCTAAAGCTGCTACTAATGTTCCAGTAGATATAGTTAAGTCCCCAGTAGCACTTGGAGTTGAGGTAGTTGTACCTAAAGTAAATTTATCAGCAGATTCATCCCATATAATTGCTGCATTATCTCCTGTACTACCTCGTTCTATGATTAACCCTGAATCGTTAGCATTAGAACCTGCTCCACGATTTAATCCTATAATATTATCTGATACATCTAAATTGGTTTGGTTTACAGTAGTGGTTGTTCCATTTACTGTTAAATCTCCTGATAAAGTAATACTTGCCCCTTGTGTTGTACCAGTTAGGGTTGGGGCAGCTAAAGTTTTGTTTGATAAGGTTACTGTATTGGTTAGAGTTACATCTCCTGATGCTGTTAAGTCAATAGCCCCATCACCTGCATCGTCATAGGCAGCAGATAGATTAGTATGACTTGCATTGGTAACCAACATAGCACCAACTGTGTCTTGTATATATTCTTGTAAAGTGTCTGAACCGATATATAATTGAGTAGATATTTTAACTTTGTTAGAAGCAATCTGTAAATCTGATGCAGTCCCATCTCCATCATACAAAGTACGAAGTGTACCATCTATTCCCCCAGTTTCTCCAGTATGAATTAGCTGAACATAACCCTGATTTACAGGTGTATTACCTATATTTGTATTACTACTCAATGTCTAATTCCTTATATAAATCTTTATCTTTCATTCGTTTATGACCTCTACCGATGTCATCAGAAAATATGGCAGGTTTGCCTATGAGTCTTTCAAGCTGTTTAGGATTATCACATTCTAATTGCTTGACTTCAGAACAATTCTTGTATTTTTCATCATTTATAGGTTGATGCACCTCAAATATCTTTCCACAATCGCATTTATAGTCGTATAATGGCATCTAAATCTCCTTCAAATTACTTTTTTATGGTAATATAGGGCTAACCGAAATTAGCCCCATATTGAACCGATTTTCACTTATCCTAAATTATGGATTTGTGAAGTTCACAACACCTAATGATGTTGAGTTAGCAGCATGTGATAATGCTGCACCGAATAGTACATCTGCTACAACAGAAGTTGCTAAGTGGTCAATATCATAAGATGATTGAACTCTTGGTGCTACTTGTTGTGCAAAGTACACAGATTGTCTGTTAAAGATAGTTGCTGTTTCATCATTTGAACCACCATCATCGTCCCAGTCAGTAGAAGGGAAAACATTTAAGCCATAAGCTGACATGATTTTACCTTGTGCGTGTGGGGCTGCTCCATCTCCTCTAACATTAGCATCTGTAAAGTCGCCTAATGATAGTAAAGACATATAAGAAGCAGGTGAACAATATAAGTAGTGTTCTCCATCTGTGTAGTCAAATCCTGCATCAAGCAGTTTCTGTAAACCAGTTCTAATTAATGCAGTTGTAAATACATTGTCAGAACTTAAAGCAGTATCGTTACCAGTAGCAGATTGTAAAATATCTACTGCTAAGTAGTTTTCTACTTTTTTAGCTAAAGCATAACCCATTGATTTGGCATAAGCACCAAATAGGTCAGCAGATTCTTGAACTCTTACGATGTCCTCGATTCTTTTAGCTTCGTAATGATGTTGGTCAACTGTTAATTGAATCACACCATCTGTGTTATTTTGATAAGTTACTGCAGTTCCTGCAGACTTAGCAGCAGCAGTATCTTCTGCTACTTTAGGGATATTTAAAATATCCCCACCTTCAGCTAACATACTCGAGAAATCTGACACTTGATTACGAAGAACGAATTTTCTTTCTGCATAATCTAAAATTGCGTCACGCCACATTTCCGGAATAAAATTCTAAATGTTATCGTCAAAGTTTTTTATCATTGACTTCTATATCTTTCAATATAGTTCAGCATATCTTTTCACTATAAGGTGGCTAACCTTTCTGTGTCGCTGCCTCTTGGAAGTATTATATCTTTTCAACTTCTATGCGTTGCCCCTGAATAATCTTTGATTATCCTTCGGTTCTGATTCCCATGCCTTTCGGTTTAGAGTTCCAGCTTAATTCAGCGATTTATAGCAGCCAATTTTATCGTTCAGCAGCTGTAGTTGTTGTTACATTTCCATCAGCCATTTTATTACTCTCCTTTTAAGGTTTTAATTTCTATAGCCATCTACTATCTGTTTCCAAAGTTTAGGGTTCTTTCTTGCTTCCTGTCTGTCTTGTTCTGACAAATCACTCCATTTGCTATTACCAGCAAACTTTCCACTTGAAGTAACCTCTTTGGCATCAGATACTTGCACTTTTTTATTTCCCAATCTTTCAATGTGCTTTTCCAACTTTAGTGTTGGCAGGTCTGCATAGATTTCTTGTTCGTCATCTGAAAGTTGGGACAGCAGATGTTCTCGTCTTTGCTTTTCTTGGATTTGGAATTGTTCTACTACAGGTTTTAACTGTGAGTTTTCTTCCTTCATCTTTTCATACAAAGATTTAAACTCCTCTTTTTCTTCAAGCTGTTTTTGTTCTTGAAGTTTGAGGTTTTCTTTGAGTTCCTTCAACTCGGCTTCTGCTGCTTGGCTTCTTTGTCTGTATTTCTTGCTTTCTGCAATTAAGCTACCGACTTCTGATTTTGCATCAGTATTTTCCTGTGTAGGAGTTTCTGCTACTGCTTGTTCTTCTACTTTTACATTTTCTTCGGACATTCTGCCCTCCTATTTTATTTACCTATTTTAATCTTGATAGGTTTGCTTTCATATTTCTTTACATTCCTATCAACAATTCTTTGCAAGAATATTGCAGACTTATCTCTATTCTTTGGACTTAAATCTGCAATAACATATCCTCTATCTTCATTGGCTTGTACAATAGTTCCATTTTCATATACTAAGGTTGCTCTATCTTTTTTGCCTTCAGGTCTTATTCTTCTTGCTGTTTCACCACTTAATAACATGGTTACTCTATCACTCTTTCTAAATTTTCCTAATGCACCAGTTGCTTTCTTTGCTGCATAATCTTTTGACTTATATTTAAAAATACCATTCTGCATAACACCTTTGTTCATGTCTTTAACAATTAATCCTCTTGCATGAGATGCTAATTGACCATAATTGGTTTTAGTAAAGTTTGCTATGTCAGATGCTTTCATTATACTGGTATCCATTCGTGTCTGCAATTAAATCCACCACCATCTGCAAAACTTACAGGTGCTTCTGCTTCTATTTCTGCCATTGTCATACCTTCGCCTTGCATTTCTAATGTTGCTACACATACATCTCGTGTTACTTCGTCAAGAGGTCCAACATATTCAAACTTTTGTTCAGGTACATCTTCAAATAACTTTGCAGTAGTTGTTCTTGCAAATCTTGCAAAACTATCTTGCAATAACATTACTTGCTGTTTACTGCTTAGTGCTTTGCCTACTCCATAGGTTTCTGTAAGCCCTTCCATAATACTTTTAGAACTTGCACCAGTTAGTAATCCACGAAACATAGCAGTTTTTAATTCATTAGCATATCGTGTTACTCCTGATGAGATAGTATTTAAATCCAATATTGATAATATCTCTATTGCTTGTACTGCTGTAACTGTTTGTTTGGTTCGTTGTGCAGCAGTTAAAACATCAAAACTTTTCACTACTTGTTTATCATAACTTCCTTTTACTTTTTTAAGCAAAGCAGGAAATCCTAACTTAGTTAGGTCATCAACAAAGTCAATCTGTTGGAATGCTTGTGCTAATCCTGCATCATCTAACACTTCCAACCCTGCAAGAACTTTCTCAATCTTATTAAGAAGTTTTTTTTGGATTTTCTCCATGTCTTTTTGATAAAAGTCTAATTCAGCCATTATTGTTGTGCTTTAATGATTTGGTCGATTAATGTTTCTTCTTGTGCTTGTGGTTGTTCTGCATCTATCTGTTCCACAATGCCTTGTATTTCTTCTTCCTGTAAGTCAGGATTCTTCTTTCTTAGATAAGATTGTCTTGTTTCTAAATCATTTTGGAATGCCCAAGAATAGTATTTGATTTCTTCATCTGTACTCATAGGCACTTCTCTTTCAGCAAAATCTATACTGAACTGGTCACCAAGATTAATACCACCTGATACTTCACAGATTCTTTTAGCAATCTCAAATTGTTGTTTCTCAAATGGTCTATAGATTTGTTCTGTATCACTTCTTAGTGCGTCCATTAAATCTAATTGGCTCATTTTCTTAGATAGTCCTGATTCTTGGCTTTTATCTGCCCAGTTAATTCTTACATTGTTTGCTTGTGCAATACTATCTACCATATACTTGGTTGATTCAATCATCGCTTGAACATTTGCATTCGGTGTTGCATATTGGAAGTTTGCCCCTTCAGGTAATACTAATGCTTTGTCTTGTCCAAAGTTAATTCGTTGTTCAGTATCTAATCCTGTGAAAACTGGCTGACCGAGTTGGAATCTTCCATGGAGAGCAAGTTCTGTAAGCATAATGTTAATACTTCTCATACCATCTACTAAGTCTGATGCCCCTTCTCTAAAGAAATCTCTTGTGAATGGGTGTCTATGTGCTATGTTAAATGGTAAGACATCTCCATAGGGATTTCTATCATCAGGAACAATAGAAGTAATCTTACCTCTACTGCTAATCATAAAGTGTTTCCCTTCCATATCTTCTGTGTCTTTACTCCAAAACATATATTGTGCATCTTCTGTTCGTGCTTGTAGATGTGATTCTGCTTGATACATGATAGCAAAAGGTTCATCTTCGTTTGGTTTAAAGAATGGTGTAAAGAAATGGATTGGTCTATATTTTAGTTTCTTGTTTACATCGTCCCAATGAGTATATAGTGCTTCTGTACCTAATAAATAAGTCAGTTGCTCAAATTGTTTCATAAACGAATCAAAGTCCCCAATGACTTCATTGTAGTTGTCGTTAAATCTTACAGGTGCTTGTTGATACACCAATGCTCTCCTTGATATAATGTTTCTTACAAGATTAATATACATTGGTGGGATTTGTGATAAACTATCACTATCAAAATATCCTTTAATGTCTTGTTCTAAGTTAATTCCTTCAAAGTAATCAAGAAGTCTTTCTCTTTGTTCCATTTCTGAATTGTGTCCTTCTTCTATCGTATCCATAAGAAGGTCATACAACATCTTTTCTGTTAAATTATAAATTATCATGTTTCATACCTTTTATAAAATTTCATCTCATCAGACTGCATATTATCCATATATCTGTCTGTAAACTCTTTAATAAGTTCTTTGTTTTGTTCATCTTCTTTTATACTTAATCGGTATCCCCATACCATAGCACCTAACATACTAACTATAACCCCAACACAGAACCCTAAACTAAACTCTACCATTCTATTGCCTTTGCTTGTCCTTTGAAGCCATATCGGTAGTCCATTGGATAACATAAAGCATCCAAAAAGTGTGATAAGGTTTCTGTTTTTAATATCTGTCCATTCTCCATTGTGCAAAGTTCTAAATCTCTAATAAGACTCTTGCATTTAGGATTGATAAACAAACGATGCTTACCAGTAGCATCTTCTAACATCTTATTCAAAGCATTTAGTCTGTCCTTTTGAGTAGGATTAGCTTTCTTACTAATGACTGTAAACCCAGCTTCTTGTAATATCATGTGGTCAGACTTTGTACTATTACTCGTTCTTGCCTTACCTGCTGGGTCAGGATAGACTGGTAATCCTCTACCTTTTTCTTGCATTAACTTTGCTAATTCAAATGTATTTGAGTTCTGTAATCCTATTTCATCAAATACATAGACTTCTCCAGCAGTATTCTCGCACATTAGGATAGCAGTCATATATGATGCTACCCCAAAGTCGATTCCCCAAAACATTCTTGGAGATTTATCCATTACTCTACAATGAATATCTCTACTAAAATTATATGCTGCTCTATTTGCAGCAGTTAGAAAACTTGCAAGATATTCTTGCTCAAATGTTCTCTTATCTAAATTCTTTTTAGCATTCTCTACTTCTTCTGAAGAAATAAAGCCACCATCTAAGGTAGTAAACTGCCAAGACTTATAATCACTATTCTTAGACTGTCCTTTGACAAACAAATCATAAAAGTGGTTTTGTACACCAGTAGGAGTTCCTACAAACAGTGCATTACCTTTTGTTTCTGCTAAAGTTGGTTGTATAATCTCTCCCCAAACATTTTCTTTCATATAAGAATACTCATCCATCACTACCATCGTGGTTGACACTCCACGAAGTGAGTCTGGTTTGTCTGCCCCTTTGAGTTCAATCTTTGCCCCATTGTTAAGAGTAATAGATAGTTCAGTTTCATTAATACTGACTTCTTTCTTTGCAAAAATGTCTTTGAGGATACTCCAAGATACCATTTTAGCTTGTCTATATGTTGGAAAGACAATCCATCTTCTTTCATTTGCTTTAAAAGGTTTTGACAATAAAAATAAAATGGAGAAATAAGACTTTCCCCATCTTCTACCACAGGATAAGATTTTGTATCTTGTCTTGTCATTAAGAATTTCTTTTCTTGTGGCATCAATCGTCCAATCCATCTATATCAAATACCTTAATCGGTTCATCTGAAACATCTTTAATTCCTATGCTTTGACTTGGTTTACCCAAGATTCTGTCAGCAAGAAAGTTAATTGCAGTCATATTACCATCTAATGCTTCTTCATATACTTTACCTACAACAGCTTCTAACATAGTCTTTTTATCTTCTAATTCTACATTAGCTAAATCGGTGATATACTCGTTTAGGGCAAATCCTGATTTAGGTCGTCCATTAGGATTTCCTGATTGCCCTTTTTTCCATTGGTGTTTTACCAAATGCTTATTTTTTTTATCGCTGTTCTTTTGTTGTTTTACAGCGACTTTCTTTTTTGTTTTAGCTGCAGCCAAACTAATCACCCCACTATTTGAAGGTTATGTTCGTTATTAAAACGAAAGGGAAGGTGTTACCCTTCTACTATATAGGGAAAAAGACTACAAGAAACCCTTAGTAAAGTCTTATAAATGCTTGTAAGTGTTGATATTGTTGATAAAGATTTTTTTTTGAGGACTACAAAAAACCCCTCGTTTGAGGGGCTTTCTGCACTTAACTGATATAGAGGTAGTATAATCAATTAAACATTTTCATAAATATCAATTAATTTTTCTAATTGATTTTCACTCAAATTTCTATATTCTACACATTCTTTTTTTACTTTTCCATTTGGCATAGATAATGGTACAAAATAAGTTTCTCCACCATTTCCATCATTCCATATTGAACCATATTGAGTTTTTGCTTCATAACCTAACCCTCTATTAGTTTCAAAATATCTTACATTTTTTACTTTAATCATTTTAATCTCCATTTGTTTAATTAACACTATAGTATATGGAGTTCTAAAACCAATGTCAATACTTTTTTTAAAATTATTTTCTACGAAGTAAATGCTTAATTATGGTGGCTTGTTTAGATAGTTTTTTGATGGCTCGGTTATAGTAAGTCTTACAAGCCGATTCTGATATTCTCATGTTAAATGCTATGTCTGCAAAAGGTTTTTTGTATATACTTCTGTCATAGAAAGTTTGATATTCTTGGTCAGTCAATTCTCTACCTGCTACTACTCCAGTTAGTACATATTTGAGTTCTTGTAGCATTTTAGCTTGTTCTTGCTCTACTTCATCTATTAAATCCTGATAACTTCTTGCTGTGTTTTCGATATTGTTTTTCATGTTGTATTTAACCTTTTATTAGCAAATTCTACATATTGTTTATCTATATCACAGCCAAAATAATCTAATCCCATTTCTTTTGCTGCTATAAATGATGTTCCAGTTCCTGCAAAACAATCAAATAATATTCCTTTTTCTAATCCTGATAATTGTATGCACTTTTTTACAAGATTTTTAGGAAATACTGCTATATGCCCACCTTTTATTTTGTCATTACTGATTTTACCACTTCCTACTGTTTCATAAGGTATATGCCAAGTGTTTACTGTTGGTCGCCACAATCCAATGTTATATCTCTTTTTATTTTCTTTTATATGCTTCGGTTGATAACCAACACCACTTTTTTCTTGTGATATTTTTGTATTTCCATTTTTAGTAAGATGAAATACAAATTCCCAACCATTTGGTAAATATTTTTCACTACGAAATGATGTACCTTGACCTCTTATGTGTTTATCTATTTCTATTTGTTTATTCCATATTATAGTGTTTTGTATTTTCCAGTCTAATCTTGAAACAAGATTATAACACCATAAAGGGTTTTTTCTTGATGGTTGCAAGTTTAAAAATAAATGTCCACGACTTTTTAACTTTTTACAAACTGTGTTCCATACTTCTACTTGCCAATCTATAAAGTTAATTTTATTGTCATTATAGGTATTATACTTCCTATTTATGTTATAAGGTGGACTGCTTACTACAATGTCAAAAGTATTGTCTTTTACACCACTCATAACTTCTAAACTATCTCCACACAGTATTTTATTTTTCAAAATAGCTTTCCTTGCATAGTGGCATTTTTAATTCTTTTTTTTGCAAGTTCATGGTAATTTTCATTTAATTCTATACCAATGAAGTTTAAACCAAAACGATTTGATACTACACCAGTAGTTCCACTACCCATGAAGTTATCTAAAACTACATCACCTTTTTTTGATGCTACTTTTAATATTCTTTCAACAAGTTTTTCAGGCATTTGTGTTGGGTGTATTCTTCCCTCTTTTTTTGTAATGTTATGTGGAACATACCAAACACTTGAAAGTGGGTCATCTATGCCACAATCATCATTTAAATAAATGTCATTACCTTTAGATAAATGATAAATAATTTCATAATCTAAATGGAATCTTGATTTTGTAGAATCAAAAGAACCTGCATATTTCCAAATAATAAAAGATTTAAAATTTAACTTTTTAAATCCTTCTGTAAATTCTATCCAATGTGGAGTAGATAACATCTTATTAAATGTTTTAGATTTAATATTAAAAAATATTTGTCCATTTGGTTTTAATACTCTTTCATAGTCTAAAAAAACTTGTTCTAAAAATTCTGAATATAATTTTAAAAATAAAATATCTTTTTTTTGTGCAGCATATCCTGCACCATGTATATCTTCATAAGGTGGAGAAGTAATAATTAAATCAACTGAATTATTGTTTAATTCTTTCATAACTTCTAAACAATCGCCTTGTAGTATTTTATTTTTCATAATTCTTTTGGGATAAGCTGCCAAGCCATGTGATGTAGGGTAAGATTTCCTTTCTAAGTTTCATCACAACTATCCCAAACCTTCATAGCCATGTTTTTTGGCTTTGGTTATAATATCTTTTACTGATACAAACATTTTTAATCTATGGCAATACAACTGCATAGACTCTTGTAGGTTTGGCTGTATATCTCCGATTGCACTTACATATTCTATTTCATATAAATTATTTACTTTACAATATACTAAAATTGAGTTGAGTTCTTTTACTGTCATTTAAAAGTCCTCTTGCAATTCAGGAAAGTGTTGGTCTAATCCTTTTCTTTTAAGTCGTTCAATGATTCTTTTGTGTGTGGATACATTTTCTTTTAGTTCTTTGTATTGAAACTTAATCCATTCTTTCAATAAATATTGTGAATCATCTACTTGTATCATACCCATTTTTTCTTTTATTATTTCAGGTAATTGTCCATCGTAACCATTACAATAAAATCCAATGGCTTCATCGTCTTTTTCCCAAAAGCCATCATGGGTGCAGCTTGTGCTTATATAATACCATAATACTTTTTCTTGTGCAGTTAGTTTTCTAAACCAACTCTTATTGTTTATATCTGCATCTAAAAATCTTTTTCTCATCTTTTATTCTCCTTTATCCCCATTGATTAACCATAGCTTTTGCAATACCTTCCCAAAACCTACTTCTTATCTTTCCATGATTGCCTTTCCAACCTGCACCACTATTAAACCATTTAGCAGTATATGTTGGTTCATATTCATCTAATATATTTGTTGGTTTTAGCTTAGGTAAATTTTTTAACCACAATCTTGTATTTTTACTAAATGGATGTCCATATTCATAAGGTTGTACTGTTTGTGTATGTTTAGGCATTTCAAATATTCTTGCCGATATTGGATTTTCTACACATATTTTTTCAATAGGTGCATTATATAAATCCATAAAGAATTTTTTACCTTCTAATCCTTTTTTATATCTTTCTTTATCAAGTTTTTTATTAGGATATAACCATCTCATTCCAGCAACACTTAAATATGTGCAAGGTGGGTGTGCTATCATCATATCCCAATCATCGTTTAGAATATCCATAACATCGCCTTCATGATGTCTATCTGATTTTGTGTAATATTCACTTTCGCATGGAAGTATATCGCAGCTTATAGCATCATGTCCTTTTTTAAGAAACTCATCTCGAACAATACCACTATATTCACAAGCTACTAATATTTTCATCTTTTATTCTCCTGAATTTTTAGTAATAACTTAAACATCTTCCATCCCCAGTTCAAGTCTTTAATCTTGTAATGATGTTCCTCATAGACTCCTTTTTCATCTTTATCTAGTTTTAAAAGGATTGCACCTCTTATATCATAGCCAAGATTTTCTTGTATAAGTTGTCTATATGCACCTAATTGAATTAAAAATTCATCATACACAGCATTAGATGTTTTCCAATCACAAATAACAAACTTTCCATTAACAAAACATAAAGCATCAAAAGTTCCACCAAATTGATATTTTTCTGATACTAATTTCATTTCGGTTTTATCAAACTCTACATCGTTATCAACAAACCATTGATAAAATCCATAATAAGCATTCTTGGCTTGTGATATTTCTTTAGGTGTATATCCATCTAAATTGACTGCACCACCTTTGATAAATTCTTCTATCATAATGTGTGCAAGTGTACCGATTCTTCCTGCTTCTTTCAAAAGTTGCATAGAATCTTCTCCATTTAAACAATGCTTCCTTGTCCACATTAAAAGTGGTTGCTTATTCCACCCTAAGTTTCCATTAATAATGGTAGTAACACTTTTCAATCTCTTTTTTTTCTTATTCCTATAAATTGTATGTGCCATTATTGTACCTCACCATAAAATTCAGTATTCTCATAGCATTTACTACACATAGCCATAGCTTCTATATTTTTACCTTCTCCAGTAATATGTATATGTCCTACTGCTTCCCAACCACAACAATCAGATAAATATATTATATCCTGATATTCTTCTACATCTAAATTATGTACTTCTTTATATAGTCTTGGAAATAATTTTAAACACCCAATTAATACAGCTATTGTTAATATTAAATCAATCATTTTTTTCTCCTTTTTTAATTTTTATCATGTTTGTTTAAGAACTTTCTGATTTTACTTTCTAATTCTTTTGATTCTTTGCTAATGAATTTATTTAATTTGAATGGGTGTTTAAATACTCTGCCTCGTATTCTACCATTACTATCAACATATTTTATTTCTAATATTTCAACATATTCTCTCATTTTTTTCTCCTTTTATAAATTCCTTTTCCTCTTGGTCTTGTTTCATCTAAAACATTGTATTGTTCTATCCAAGTTTTATCTCTATTGTATCTTACAGTCATACTTTGAAAAATCCACCAAGCTCTACCATGTTTTTTGTAAAATTCTTCTTCTGATTTAATTCGTTCTTTTGTGTAAGCATACAAAGGTTTTATTTTTTTCATTCGTTCTTCAAATGTACCTGCATACTTACCAAATTGTGCATAGGTAGGGTGGGATTCTTTCTTGACTTGTTTTCTTTTTTGCCAAGCTATTTCTCTTTTGTTTAATTTCATTTTTTCTCCTTTTTGATTATCAATCGTTATCTAATTCATCTTCACTATTTCTTAATTGTAAATCATTGATTTTTTCTTTTAATTCTTCTATTTCTGCTAACAATGATAGCCAATCAGTAAATTGCATAGTAGCATAAAACTGTGCATTCATTTTAAATACATTTACTGGTGTTTTTGCTAATGGGCAATCATCATCTATTTGTTCCCACCATTTAGGAATCATTAGTTTCTTTTGGTCTTTCACTTCAAAGTGAAATTGATATGCAGCAGAATCAGGATTTATATCTATAATATCCCCCTTAATTGACATTCCACCTGATTGTGGAGTTCGTCTTACATTCGTTCCTAAATATCTATTAATTAATTTAGCGACTTCTCGTTCTGCTCTTTTACCTTTAGCTTGTGAATTAATCGGCATTTTTCTCCATCGTGTTTGTAAGTTTTGTTAAAAATTCTATTCCCCATTTTTTTCCAATATAATATAAGAGTTCACTACAAGTGATTTTTCTTTTTAATTCTTTATATTCAGTATTAATAAATAGTTTTTTTACAATACCTGATGATATATCAATTTCTTTTTTATCTGATGGTGTGTCATGTTCTACTACCATATATAATGCTTTATTTCCTGTGCTTTGACACCAATTTACAACAATATTTTCTAAGGCATATCTTTGACCATCTAATATGTCATTGCCTTTTCTTTTTACTTCACCGAGAATTAAATATTTACCCTTGTATTCAAAACAGAAATCTATATCTGTTGGTGAGTATTTTTTATACTGACAATTATTAAAGACTATTAATTGTCTTGCTTGATTTTGATTTCTTATACTTCTATTGATGTGTTCTGTCATATCAGGAGAAAGGGACAACTACTATTCGATTGTGATATGTTAATTAAACAAAAGAGTATAAGAAGTAGCTGCCCCATTTTTTCCTTTAAAGTAATATTAGCCCCACAAACATAATTCCAAATAATGAAACTGACAAGAAAACAACTAATAGTAAAAGCATTATTATTATATTTTCGTTATTCATCATTAAAATGGTAATTCGTCATCATCAATTTGTACTGGTTCATTTGGTTTACTTGCAGCAGGAATCGTAGATGGATTTTCACAAGCTTCCACCCAACCTTCTACTCGATTAAAATTATTTACAAATTCATCAGTAGTCCATTTCATTCCATTTTCAATGTAAAGTCGTACACAGTTGTTGAAAATCATACCAAATCTTGCTCCATTTGTAAAGGTGCTATTGGTAGTATTAACTTGCTGTTTTAGTGCTTTATCTTTTTGAAGTTGTTGTTCAAATTCATTTACACTTTTCTTTACATTATCAAATTGAGGATTAGCAGATTCTTTGCTTACCTTTTCAACTTTCCAATAATTTCGAATCTGACCTTCATTAGTAGTAAATTGTTCCCAACTTAATAAGAAGTCATCTCCAGTTGATATTAAGTCTAATTTCCTTTTAAGTGAATCAGTAGCATCTAATGTTAATTGTTTACCATCTTCCAATACTTCATACTTAAAGGTATTGAACTTTTTGCCTTGCCATTCTTTTTCTTCGTAGACACCACTTGAATTTAAAGTCAATCTAAGTTGCCCACCTATGTTTGCCTTTAGGTCTTTTAAATTTACAAAAGCCATTATTTTCTCCTATTCAATGTGTTCGGCAGAAGTTGGATTGGGTAATTTCCTAATGTTCTCATCAGGTCTATTAGCCATTTCTTCTGCTAAACGATTTTTCTCATTTTCCACTTGTTGACGAATTTTTCGTAAATCGTGTCTAAGTGCATTTTCATTATCATTGTTGATTCTATTTCGTTCCATTACTTCAATCAACAATTCTAATTCTTCTAAGGTAAATTTTATGAGTACCATTCTCTAACTACCTTTTTTAAAAATTCCCACATAACTATCATATAGATAGTATAAGCT